TTCTTAACAGAAACTACAGGCCACTTGGAGCCAAGCAATTCGTATGCTGCCATTGCATCACACTCACCCTCAACAAGAGTTATAAACTTACCACCTGATTGACATAGCTGTTCACCAAACAATCCACTACCTTGTCCAGTTCCTTTCCATGTAAACATTTTGTTTTGTTCTCTTACTTTATAACCTACAATTTCATTGGCTATATAATAAGGATAAAGATGTTTAATTATTTCTCCTTGTAAGTTCTTTACAGCTTTGACTCCAAAAGTCTTAGCTGATTTTAAAGATATACGCCTATCAGTAAGAGCTACAAACTCTCCTTCTGCATTATTCATAGCATTATTCCTGTAAGGTTTAATATCTACAGGCTGTTTACAAAAATCATTTTCAGGAGTAAAGCTACTTCTACAAGCTGACTCATAGTTCTTAAAGAACTTTGTGCAACTAAAACAATAGCCTGACCCGTCATCATTTACTGAGACAGGATCACTCCCCCCACACTCAGGGCAGGGTAAATGATACTTAGCAAATCCCATATCTAATCCTCTTTATCGGGCTGAACGTATGCTTCGTTTACATCCGGTGTAGAAGGATCATCAGCTTTATATTGTCCTGTAGCAGTCCTCGCTCTTTCAGGTTTAATAAGTGTATCATCATTACATTCATTATCTATAATGCTTTGGCGTAATGATTGTAATGCTTCTCGTTGTATCATAACTCTATCACTTAAATCAGACAGTTCAGTAACAGCTTTCTGCGCTAATTTAAATTTTAATTTACCTTCATCGCTGAAAAGGGAGACATTAAAGTCTCCCTCGTCAGTCCTGAATCTTGGAGTTTCAGGAGTTACATTCATAGTTCATCATCCTCTTCTAAAGATTCTTCGACATCAAACTCATCACCTGCTTGATTGTAGGATACCAAGTCAAGAACTTGTACAGCTTGAAGATCAAGACCCTTAAAGGTTTGTCCTTGTCGCTGAACTTCCCACTCTTTGTATTGAACATTACAAGTTGATCCATTACCTACTGATACATCTATTTCATTCTTAGATTTATCAAATAGTTTTGGAGCCGGACGAGTCATACCATTCGGGCCATTAACCTTTCTTTTAATAACAACTGCTTTACCGTTCTCAGTTTCTTTTACTTTGAAGCCACGCTTCTCAAAGTCACTAGCAGTATTGTTATCCAATAATACATTAACTGTATATACTGGTTCATAGGTTGTGTTTGGGACAGTTATAGAAGCCCACTCTACTTTGCAGTTTTTAAGTACCGCCATGTGTTATACCTCCATAGGTATGTTGTTGATAATTCTATTAAATTAGACATCCTTGTCTGTGTTTCTTCCTTTATGCTTTATATAACCTTTTTTTGATTCTTTATATTGATCTGAATGTATCATAGATTTGTTAAACTTCCTAGCATTTTTAGCTACAGGATTACTTTTAATTAATTCATGTGGAGATTTTCTACGCATATTATCTTCCTCGTATCTATCTACGATCAACCGAACTGCATCTACATATGCTATATCTTTTTGAGATTCATAAGGTAATCCTTCTAAAGTATCTAGAAGTAACCTTAGATCATCATAAGTTTTTTTCTGTATCATTATGGATTTTATCCCAAGTACCATCCATGTAAGAATCTATCATAAGATAAATAGCTATGTCAACAAAAAGAATAAGTATAAAAAATACTGAACCTAATATCATTTGATAGCCCCGCAAACTCTATTTCTTTGGCTGCTAGTCATTACTAATCTTTGACCATCTGAATATGTACAAGGAGTACACTTCTGTATTTGACCTCCAGAGTTTACATAGGCTTTAATTTGAACATCTAATTTTTTACTAAGTTCTCTTTTGTTTTCTGCAAACTCTTCTTTTTTATGCTTCTTTCTACTAAACAAAAAGTTTCTGTCACTTGTTAAATTTTTATGTCGTTGCTTTGCGCTCATTAAAATTACCCCACTCATATTTATCATCATTAATATTTATATTTGTTTGCATTTGAAAATTACCAGTATCCATGATCTCTATCTCTAAGAGTTTAAATTCAGTATCATGTTTATCTTTCATAAGCTTTTGAATATACTCAGCATTTTTTTTATTTATATAACACAGCTTATGCTTATCTTCTATAAAGTTTGATGCCTGTACAGTGGCTAACATATATACATTCATTATATCACATCTCCAGTATCTTTAGTTACAAAATTGCCTGATCTTTTTTCATAGAATACACCAAGAGCCTCAGTAATTTCATTAAAAGCTTTCTGCCATTCTATGTCATCAGGATCATAGTCTGAATAGTTAAGCATTATCTTTAGTGCTTCATTGATCTTCATTGTTTTTCTCCTTTATATTATTATTTATAAACATGACAACAATATGGCAAATCATATCCTCAAAATAATGATAAGTATCTTCATGTGGATATTTTTTTTCTATCAACTTAATGAATCTCTCATCAGTTGTATTACTATTAACACCTAATGCACTATCAATATACTTTATAAACTTATCTTTAATATAATTTTTAGGAGGAGACACATGGTTATTATGCCAGAAAACTTGCCACATTTGATCTATAGTTCGATAGTAGCGTTGCTTATTATCAGGCCACTCTTTTAAAATATTCATATTTATTCTCCAAAAAAACGGGGGGTTTTTACACCCCCCAAAGGACTACACCACACGCACCGAAATTAGACTGCTATTTTAAACCCCCAGTGATCTTTATTCAAGACCTTTTGAACTTTATTTTCTCTAGTATGTTGAATACTTGCAGAGTATGTAGGAGCATTAGACTTTGAAACATGAGTAGCCCAATCAGTAAGAGTATTGTAAACACCCCAAAGATTTTGTCCTAAAGCATTTCTGTAATGAGTATTCCAACGATCCCAAAGATGTATAAAATTTCTATTACCTTTAATATGCTCATGTTCAGTAAAGTGTATACCGTCTACATATTCTATAATCCCATGATTACCTTCAGCTTCATGGTTACCCATATATTTGTACAAAGCATTAGTAATCTCAGGTTTCTGAACTACATCTGCAAATATGTTTAGAGCTTTATAATTATTACATTTAGTACCATGCCATCTATGCCATAGCTTAGATTGCTCCATAAATATTGGAACTGCTTTAGTCATAACATCAGCAGCATGATCTAGGTTTAAGTGTATGTTATGTCTAGATTTGTAAAGAGTTGCTACATCATTTAAAAATATCTGACCATTCTGACAAGCATCTTGTTTAGCTCCGGCTGAAACTATATAAGCCCAACTACCATTGAAGCTGTTGGTAGATAGAAATCTTAAACGTGCTACGTCACCATCTGGAGTATACAGATAATGATTAGGTAACTCATGTTTAACATAACATTTTTTACCTGTCTTATCTAAAGATATAGTTTCTTTTATAGAGCCATCAGCTAAACCAGATCGAATAATAATCTCTCGCTGATTATCTATCATTTGTTTGTGGGTCAAAGGCTTGTAAGATTTACTGTGAATCCCTAGTATTTGCCCGTTGTCTTTACGAACACTAGCATATTTATTATCTACAATAGCTCCAGTATTATCTAGGCGTAAGTCTGAATACTCTACGCCAAAGTCAGCACCATTATAACTTGCTTCTCTTAGTGCTAGTCGAGCTTCGTTTTGAGCGTTAGTGTTAAAAGATTTAATGTTAAAAGATGTTATATTTTGCATGGCATATCTCCAAGTTTTAAAGTTTAATAATCGTCTAAGTAACCTAAAAAAGTATCACCAGATTTGTTTGATACTTTTACTACCCAATAGTCTCCTGTAATACCTAATGATTCTACAAGTTCTACATTATAGATATAGTCAGAGTCATATTGATTCCTCATTGAATCATATGCACCTTTTAAAGTGCGATATTTAAATGGTTCTTTCAGAAACATTATAGTCTCCAGTTAAGTATGTGTAATGTAATTCAGATACATGATGGGCATCAACAAAATCTTTAGGATACTTGTCTGCTATCATTGAACACCAAGAGTTCCAAAGATTTCTAGTGCCGTAGTCATGACATAATTTTATATATTGTTTTATCTTTTTCTCATTGTTTTCTATACCTCGCTTGCTAGTTAAATTTTTATTTAAAACCAATGACTTAGGATCGACACCATAAGTTTTTATATTATGAACATCCATACAGCCAACTAAACCAGATACTAATTGACAAACAAATCCGGCTTTAGCTATACCTAAACCATCTATCTTTAAAAATATTTTCATAAGTGAAAATGCTTTAAGATCATTGGAGTAATGTGAATTTAATGCAGCCATCATTTGACCATACATAAAATGTTTATGTGTAGATATATAATCATAAGTTGCTGCTTTGTTACCCCAAAGATATATAGAATCTTTCTTTTCTCTTTTAACTGATGACAACATATGACCAACTGTAGACCATTTCTGTTGTATACTTAACGAAACCATTAGTATAACTACAGCTAAGTTATCAGCGTTTCTTTGAGCAAAAGAATTTATTTTAAAATTGTGGTTGAGAAACATAACGAACTCTCCGTTTATTAGAAGTTCTTCTTAAATAATCTGTGTAACATCTTGCACACCATAAAACTTCTCCGGCTTCAGTGCTTTGAGAGACTACTAAGCCTTGAGTTTGGCTACAAGATATACACTTTTTCTTTTCTTCAGACATAACTATCTCCAACTATTTCTACAGGGTCTTCAGTTTGTATCCATACTTTAGCCCCACATGACAATGGTTTGTCAGGACTATAAACAACTCTTCCATTAGTAAACTTAACTTCATTACATTTAATATTTTGTTTGTAATTTTTTACAGTTAGTACAGGCTTGTTAGCCCCTTTATTATTAGCTCTAATATTATGTTGGTTTACATGGATGTAGGTCTTCATGTTAATGTAACTCCTCATCATCATCTTTATTAATTATTATTTTATATTCACTTGCTGCTGTATCAAATGCTTCTTTATCCCATTCTTGATCTTCTAAAATTTTATTTACTAAAATTTGCATAGCTAAAGAACCTTCAAGCAAACCAACTTCAAGCTTACCCATTATCATAGCTATTGCAGTTTTAGCAGTATGAATTTCATCAACAACTCGTTGAGCTTCTTTTCTATCTTTTTTATGTTTAACACTACGCCATTCTATTACTTTACCCATTGTGGTTCTCCTATTATCAATATTGTTTTTTAACTCCAGATTTTTCTTGGTCATCATAACCTTTATTGTAGTCACTAATTTCCTTAGTATTTAAATCTGTTATTTTTTTTGAATCATAAGTAGCCC